GATTTTAAACAGGTTCTTACGAATACGGCGCAACTCCATCAAGAAAACATCGTTATCAATAACAGTCTTACCTGAACGCACCGCACCATAATTTATCAGCAAGCGCCAATCATTACGCCACAATACAGTTCGTAAAACTTCAAGTTGTTTTGGCGTATATAAATCACTTATCATGTTTAGGTTCTCCTTCTACCACAGTATCAATTTTATCTAGTAATCTTGACACCTTGGTTTCAGTATCGTCACCTTTATCAATTAAGATATGTGCCTTGGCCTCCGCAATATCAGCATCAGCTTTGAGCTTGCGGACTTTCTGTTCGTTGACATTGTTGTCATCAGCACAAATCAGCTTAGACAAGCTATCTAATGCCTTTTGCTTATCGTACAGCTTGACCACCAAACCATCCTTACCGCGATGAATATCCTGCACCAGTGACCAATCAATCTGATCACTCGGTTTCAAGTAGATATCAGCAACGTGCTTTTTGACTGGGTTATCATCAGTATCAAGGAACACATTGCCATCGGTGTCTGTCACTAATTCTTCGTGTACCTTGTAATCTAGTACATCACCAAGGCTAGCAAACGCTTGCTTAGCGTACTCGTGAGCGATGTCGTCAATCGTTGCCAGCAACTCGGAACGTTGCTGCTTCTTGAGCTCTGTAAGTTGGTTCTTTATGTTAGGGTTTGCGAGGGTTCGACTACCTTCAACCCTTGCCGTCTCATAACTACATTTATAGGCTTGTTGATACGCCCACGCTGCATTAAATCGTTGTAAATAAAAGAGGCAAAACAGTTTTTGCTTATCTGTAAGCTCACTGTTTGCCTCTAGTTCGTCAATTATTTTAGGTGCAACCTTGGGCGCATCTTTTTTTTGTTTTGGTTGCACTCTTTTAACTGTGGATGCATCCTTTTTCCAACCGTCGCGTGTTCGCCATGATTTTAGCGTTCCAATCGGTACACCATACTTAGCTGAAATATCTTTGTACTTCATTCCGGCCGCGTAATCTTTACCAGCCGCTTTTCGTTTATCCATTACATACCACCACACCTCCGTTAATTGGAATTATATATTGTCATTCGGCTACGACCCAATCGTTAGCCAACATATCAGTTTGACTAGCTAGCCATGGAACACGATCCATGGGTGCATCTGGATTGTTCGTGTGTAAACCAATTGTATCAATATAAACGTACTCATGAGTCATAAATGAATTTTCATCAGGCTTCTGCAATTTAATATAAATACCGTTGCCATTCCATCCCTTACGTGCGACCGCATTTCCATGCTTTAGCTCATTAATTGCTTCTCCAAAATTCATACTTTTTACCTCCGTTTTTAACCCAGTCGAAATCGACGCGTTTGAAATTAATACATAACATGCCGTTTTGGTTGACTTTCAATTAAGACCAATTTATTCTATAGGTGTTCAAGGGTTATCCAGTTAATAACCTTTAGGTCACTGGCGGAAAACAGTGACCTTTTTACTCGAACAATTACGCTTCACAATTATTTTTATCAGGAGGCTACAAAATGAGTTTAGAAGACAAAGCTAAGAACGCTAAAGATAAAGTTAGTGGCAAGGCCAAGGAAGTTGAAGGCAAAGCAACCGGTGACAAAACCCGTGAAGCCCAGGGCAAGGCTGAAGGCTTAGTTGGCAAGGCTAAGGATAAGTTAGCTGATGCCAAAGATACGGCTAAAGATGCTGTTGACAATCTGAAAGATAAATTTGACAAGTAACATTCTTTGAAGGCGTGATCGCCTTCTTTTTTGTATCCAAACTAAAAGCGCCATGCTTATTTGCACGACACTTCTTACCCTTGTACCACCTACCTAGCCGAGAGCCAGCCTGTACCCATTCAGGCGGCTCGTACCCATATTTGCTGTGTATCATACATGGCATTGCCGCTACCTCCCTAATTTTATGTATCAAAAAAGCCTGACATAAGTCAGACCCATGTATTGTTGCCTCATAAGATGGCGATCCTGTTATTCAACAATACAATTTTATATCATACTATATCCAACATTATTTGAGTTGCAATACACACTATGTATTTTACTAAAAAGAGCCCAACTAAATGTCAGGCTCCTAAACACAGTTGTTATCAGAAAAACGATTATAGTTTTTGCAACCATGTTTGATTATGTTACCACAGCGCGCATGTTTCCGCATGTAATTTGGTGGCCAGATTAATTGCGCCAATTATGTGATTCATAGTACTATCAAATAGATGTACACTTATTTCATCTTTAACGAAAGGAGAGAGAAATATGTCACATGAAATAGTGAAAGTTCATACGGACAATAGTTTTGACACCGACGAATCTGATATTAAAAAGGTTCAACTATCAGATGGGAGTGAAGAAACCGTTGCGCAAGTGGTCACTTTTATTGATCAAAGCCTTGAATATTATTTCACTTCACGTGAAGGCAATAAAACCGAAGTTGAAACAGTGCATCCCACCTTACCGTGATCCATATATAAGAACTAAAGCAAACCAAACGACTTATGACAATCTACTCAGTTTGCCTAGATTCTAGTTTAAAGAACTCTCACTTTAAGGTGGGGGTTTTTGTTTTAACATTGAAATCATAGTGAGCTAATGTCTGACCATCAGCCAAATTTTCATTTGATCTGTTAATTGATACCAAATGACCATGTAAAACCTCATTTACTAGTTGTTCAATAATTTTAAACATAACCGATTCCTCCTTAATTTTAATTTAACAATATCGCCGGTAGGACTCGAACCTACATCCCATTGTGGCTTACCAATTAGCCCACAGCGATACTCGCATTTAACGGCCGACGTCAAACACGAAGACTATACCAGCGGCAGAGAGGAGCGCATCACCCCTTATAAATCCGCTGGCAACGTAGCCTGCTGGACTCGAACCAGCGACAATCTGATTAACAGTCAGGCGCTCTACCAACTGAGCTAAGGCCACAATAATAATCAATTAGAGCTATCAGAAAAACGTTTATTTGTCGCCCTAACCAATTATCGATAATACTAATTTACCACCAATTTATTGCTATGAAGTCCGGCTTGAGTTCGGAAAAAGTTCGGTTAAAGTCCGGTCTGAGTCCGGTTTTGATAAATATTCAGGTCTTCTAGGTAATAGCTCTGTGCAAACTGCAGCATTGCCAATGGCTTCCAGCGATCAAAATACTGAGTCTTGCTGTAGCCAATATCCATGTAGCACATCGTGTCACTGTATCCTTGCAGATATAGCCGATCTAATATCTCCTGGCACTCATGATCACAGCGAGCCATGGCCTGAATAGTCTGTCGGACAATCTGCTCTGCATACAGGCGGCGTGTAATCCGATCCTCGGCCGAATTACCAGCTGGGGCCGACTTAGGCATGCTATCCATGCTAGGCGATTTTAAATCAGCGACCGAATGGCCGGACGCCCGAACTGCTTGCGGTAACTTCTTATCCAGGAACCGCCGCACCTGTTTAATTGTTTTCTCTTGGTCAATTGGTGGAAAAATTTCATCTGAAATAACTTGCTGTTCGCCCATCATGCGCCCCTCCGCTTTCGTATGCTATAATTAATTTTGTAGGAATCAATCATAGCGCGGTCAGCAATGATGGCGCTTTTTTATTTATCTTCATATGCCATAGGATCGATTTTCAAAGCCAGACGGTAATAGTTTTCTGCTACTCTGGATTGCTGGTACATGTAAGCATCCGTGTCATTACCTCCGCTAGCCTTCCAATCCAGCATCCGCTGATTCAAGTCCGTCAAAAGTTCAAATGGCAGTTTAGGCGCCAATAATTCAATAATTTCAATCGGCAACATTGCCGGTCACTCCTGTCCTAAATGGTGGTATTATTTATTATTGTCAAAATACATGCTCTATTGTAAAATAACGAAGGACTTACTTTAACGAAGTCCCCCCATCCTCACGTCAACCTTCATTGATGTGAGGGCTTTTTTATATGTTATACTAACAACGGTCATTCGAGTGGTCCTGTGACTGGTCGCCTTAACAGGCGGCTTTTTGTTTACAAATAATTTACATATTTGATATTCAGTATTTACATTCCTTTGTTATTCTTTAAGTGAAATCAAGACAGGAGGAATGATTTATGACATTTTGGCTCGATGAGATTAGAAAAACTTCAAGATTCACTTGGATTTTTGGACTGATAATGCTTATCATAATTTCAACCGCCATTCTGTTATCATAATTTCTTCTCATATCTTATTTCTAATACCTCATTGACCCTAACTTTTGGGAGAGCAATATTAATAGTTTTGCTCTCTTTTTTATTGATCAACTATCTTACTACCGCGATTACTCAGCTCCACAACATCATCTATAAAGTCCCGGCCAATTTGTGCTTGTTGCTCAGTTGTCAGTGCCGCGTTCATTTCCAGGTTGGCAACCGCGGCTTTTACTTGGATTGCTTTGGCATATTCGGCGTCAGACATTTTCAATCCTCCCCGAACGCTTCAAACGCCCGCTTTCGTTCCTCGTTAGTTGGTTTCTTGACGATTATCATGATTAATCCTCTGGAATTAAATCAACATAGTCACCTTTAAACTTTGCATGGGAATAATCAATGCCGTGCTTATCAAGATACTTTTTGATGTCCGGGATTGTGTCATAAGCATCCGGCTTCTCTGGATTATCTGACCGGGTAAACATCTTGGAAAAATCATCATCACTGTTTTCAGGTGCATGACTAATAAATTCCCGATTAGCTTTGTAGTAAAACCCATTTGCATCTTTTTCCCCACGAGTACCGGTTGCATACGCTAGAAATAATCTAATTCCACAGCCAGGACAACTCCAGTGGTTAAAGCCAAACTTAACATGTGTCACTTTATCGTAGCCACACTGTGGACAAATAAATTCAGCTTTGACCATCTCACCATTTTTGGGCATACTTGCCGGAATGAACTCAGACTCGGTATTAGCATCCTTAACTAGTCCATTTGAATCTTCCGGAGTAAACATATGTTTTTCTTCACGACCAGTGCTCAATTCATCATCACGGCCAGTAGCCAGCTGATGTGACTTAAAAACTTCCTCAAAGCTCAATTCACGAGTTGCTTCAACTGTTACGGTCAAATCATTGTTTTCAATCTTTAATTTCATAATTACTTTCCGTCCTCTTTGGTTGGCTTTTTATTTGCTTCGGCGTGTTCCTTCATGCGCCGGCGCTTCCGTTTAATCGTTGAACATTTCTTAGTGTGTTTAGGCATCTTTGTCCTCCGTAACTTCCTCTATCTCTACTCGCGGATTTCGTTTGTCAATTGCAAATTCGTCCTGAAACCCCGTGATATGCTTTCGATTGTCGTTGCCTAAAAGTCCAGCCTTCATAAAGCCGTCAAGCACAAACTTTTTAGCAAACGCGATATTGTCCGCGTCTTTTCGGCTGTTTTTCGTGTACCACGTAAATTTAAGCTTGCAAGGCCAACTGAATTCAACTCCGGAATTCCGACTAGCTCTCGCATATACACTACATAAGGCCGTGTACCGCTTCTTTAGGTTAGCTGCGGCGTATCTGTTGGCCCGTTCAGCCTTGATGTACTCATTTAAACTTGGTAGTTCGCCCTTAATCACAACTTTGCTCATGCTCGCGGCACCCGGCTAATGTAGTAGCCACGGACAAGTCCATTCGATTGACTCGCCTGCTTGATTGAGTCAGCTGGGGCCTCAAGCTTGTCACCTAAGATATATATCGTTTGACCCGTGATAACGTCGTCCGGATCGTTATACTTCTCAGCCCGCCAGTATTGGTTACGCAAGCGAAGGCTGTATTTATGCACAAGGTGACTTACCTGCTGGTTAGTAAACCCCGTCCTTATGGCTAGGCTTCTAATTGTGTGCCAGTCATCATGGTAAGCGCGGCGAATGGCCCTGATTTGCTCGCGTTCCTCAGTCTGTGGATTGGGTCGCATACTGGCTAGATAGGCCGCATCATTCCATGGCTTAGTTCCAGGCTTCACAAGTCTAACTGGAAACGGCCATTCACCAGATTTGTAGTTATGTTGCGCGAGCTTAAACATTTCCGGTTCTGTCCCCATTGCTAGTGGGTGATCGATATCGAGTAAATCAGCGTTAATTACTAGCACCTGTGTTTCAGTCATGCGCTCACCTCCGTTTGCAATCCTTGTCTAGCTTGCTCTAGATCAATAAAATACTCGGCTGGCTTACCCCAACATTGGGTCAAATCAAAATTTAAGCCATCCCGCTGATATTCAATAATTAAAACCTCGAGTGCAAATAGCTTGTACTCATGAGCGCACACCTCATCTTGCGCACTACCACCGGCCTTTAAATGCCGCTTCATACGCTGCTTAGTCCAATGCAGTGCCGATGATTCATAGGCATGATTAGCGGCTAACTTGACTAATTGATTGCCCCAATTCATTTAGCTTCCTCCTGACTGTTCATGAACGCTAGGAACGCCTCGTCACTCATATCTTCCTGCTGGTTATCGCTTGAGTTTGGCTTAGAATCCGCCTGAGAAGCGCCGTTTTGCATCCACTTTGGCGTAACTTCTTTACGGCGTGGCTTTGAATAGCCACTAGGTTTTCTTTCGCTCTTCATGCGGTCGTCATGATTAGCAGCAGCCTTTTTAGCCTGCTCTAACGTCGTAATATTTCGTTTCTTCCAGCCCGCAACAATTGCACGAACGTATTTCAAACATGCATTAGATCCAATCTGATGTTCTCCAGCAACCCAAATTGCATAGGCAATCACCTCAGGCTTGAACTCTTCCAGCCATTCATCAATCTCAGGTCGGGCAATACCATTTGGAAATCCCCACAGGTTGGTCCAATCGTTAATGACCTGCTCGCGCGTCACGCCCGCGTCATCATCATAATTATTTACTTTATTTTTATTTGATTTACTTTTATTTACTTTACTTTGTGGATTAATGTCGACATTAACTACACTTGTATCTTTATTAATGTCAACATTAATCCAATACTTATTTGGTTTCTGTGATTTGCGACGTTTAGTAGCATCTTCATAGGTCTCTTGGATACGCTGGCTCGTTAATACCTTAGCCGAATTGAACAGTTCCTCGCTAAAGGTTCCATAAGCAATCAAGCGGTTAACGATTTGATTAGCTAATTCAGGTGATACGCCTTCAATTCGATTAGCTAACTGCATCTGTTTCAATTTATTCCATTGCAAGTAGTATCCATTTTGGTACACCGCAGACAGCAGATAAATCATAAACAGAACACCTTTCGGTCCAAACTCGCCCATAATGGCTTCTGTCTTGTCGTTTACAGCAAAATCAACGTCTAATGGGAAGTAATCCAATCCCTCTTTTACTGGACGGGCCATCTTGCACCTCCTGTCCTTATTGATGGGCCTCTCACCCATTTGGTGGATTCAGTCACTGCTGCATTCAAGCCAATTCGAATGTTTATTTCTTATCAAATGCTGCTAGCAATCCTTGTAGCTGACTCTTAGCATCCTCTGCTTGTGCTATTGTTAGGTTCTTCCAATCGTCGTCAGTCCCTTTCCAATCAGGGACAATTTGTTGAATAACCTCATTAGTCACTGATAATGGTGTGCCATTTTTGGTTTGGGTGGCCAGTTCACCAGCAAGGTTAGCAATCTCACTTGTCTGTTTTGAACTAGCGATGATGGTGGTAGGATCAAAATCTTCATTTACTTCATCGTCAGTTGTGGGCTGTTGCTTGCCAGCTAGTAATAATTTAGCAGCAGTCTTAAATTCAGGTTTCTGTGCATTCTCAGCTAGCCATTCAATATAGCCACGATTCTCATTCATGACATCTCCCATGCTCTTGCCTTTATTTTTGCCAAAGTTAAGTTTTAAATTAAAGGCTTCATCATGAGTCATGGTTTCGTTATTCTCACGCTTGTTAAAATTTTGCATATCTTCGACATCTTGTGTGAAGACATTTGATAAGCTAGCAATGGTTAGCGTAGCATCAACTTGGGCCCGCTTTTTCGCCATCTTTAGTACCGTGTTTTTCATCGAAAAACCATCACGAGAAACGTACTTACTCTCTTTTGTGTTTGCCGACCCTAATCCCTCAGTTAACTGCATACCACTCTTGTACAGCACGCACTTGACGGTATAGTCGAAATAACCATCCTTGTAGTTTTCAACCTTATCAATGACGTTATATTCACTCGTTACACCCATCAGCATTTGAATTTTCTCAGCTCCGGGCTTCAATAATGTCGGTTTTTGTGTGCCAGGGACAACCCCAAAATCTTGACCATCTTTTAGTTGATGTTGAACCATAGTTTGGAAATTAGAGATAGCCTGTAGTTCGCTAGCCATCTTGTTTTGATCAGTACCCATGATTAGGGATAGACTGTTCGTTTGATTTTCTGCTTTTGCGATTGCTTCACTCATATCGGTTCCTCCTAGTATTTAAACGTTACCTTCTCAGTTGCCGGTTTTTCAGTAATACCAGCGATAATCTCGCCATCTTCCATGACAAACTTGTCACCAACCATGCGACCAGCTTTTTTTAAATCGACTTTATCAATAGATTCCTTGACCTTGATATATTGGCTCATGCCCTGATTACGAAGTGAGTTTAAAACCATCTTTTCGTCATACGCCAACCCAGCTGAGTTCTTTCGAGTTGATACACGGCCATTAGGGGTATCGATTTTGAATTTCTTATCGACTAACCGTTGATCACGTAAATAGTCGGTCAGTAGCCCTTCGAAGTTCTCGCGGTTGGCTTGGTTCTTATCAAGCTCCCGGTCGCGCCATGCAATTGCCTGGTCAATATTGTTCTTCGCAACTTGGCCAATTTCATCATCATGCGCTTGGATAGCCTTGAGCTTCTTTAACGCCCAGTCAGCTTTCTCCAATGAGTCAATTTTGAAGCCTTCGTTTTCACGTTCTGTCACCGTTCTAAGTTCTTCTTTTAACATTGCATCCATGATTGAAATCCTCCTATTTAATATCCAGCAATGACGCCACTTTCGATTAAGTCTTCCTCGGTGGGCACATCATCACGCCAGCCTTCCGCAGCTTCTTCTTGGTCAATTGACCAGCTATCGTAGCCGTTCATTTCGCCACCTCCATGTCAAACGTTGTCTTAACGACAATTTCGGAGTACAATAGAACTCGAAAATAAAATTATTAAGCGTCTTAGCTGCACGGGTACTCCCAATACTCGAGCAGCTTTTTTTGTACTCAAATTTAGGCTTTAGCGATACTTTGCGTACTTCCAATTCGTTCGGCCTCCTTAAATGTGTCAAAAAGATTATTCAATTTTTCAATCGTGAGCTGTTTGTAAAGCACGTTTCCAATCCTGAACGTAAATTTCATTGTCTTCATCTCCTTAAATTCCAAACCAACTAGCAACTTCATGACGTTTAAACCACAGCACTGTTAATGTGCAGCCTATTACTGCTCCTTCAATCATTGCTATTTCCTCCTATCCTGCTTGCGTTTGTTCTCTTCTGCTCGCCAACGGCTAACTTCCGCCCAATTATATTGCCGGGCCCCTAATGCAACATCAGACGGCAATGGACAGTCTTCACGTCGCGCCAAGTTGCTTATTGTTGATGGCGAAACATTCCATTCAGCAGCAAGTTCAACACCTTTGAGCCATTTTTTAGGCTGTCCGCCTGCCTGATACTTAGGATTCTTTTTAATTGAAATCACTTGCATCTTTTATCACACCTCCTATCCATTTTCTTGATTGACCTTATCGATTACTTCCTGCAATTTATCCATTGGGATGCCGGCATACTCAGCTTTCTTAGCCAAATCAGTTATCTCGGCGCTAATTTCTTCTGCATATTCACGTGGATAACGTTCAATAACTAGCTGCTGCGCTGGTGTCCGATCTCTCGGCTTGACTGTAATAGCTTCTTCAAACTCAACCTCAATTCTTTCTCGCTCACGCTGTTCCTTTTTCTGTTTCATCAAAGCCGAGAACATATCACCTTGTAGCTGACGATCATTCTGGAATGACAGCACTCCGAAATTCTCACGAGCACCAGAATAGCTAAGCCAAAAATCGTTAATTACATTTGCTAACGACTTCCTGATTTGTGGATCAGTACTTCTTGATCCACTCTTCAACCGGGACAATTGTCCGGGAGAAACATGCGTCCTATCTGCAATCTGCTGCTGTGTTAGTGTTTTATTTTTGCCTAATGCCAATGACAATTGCTCTGCAAACTTGTTCTTCATACCTACACCTCTGTATTTTGGAAAGGGCTTTATATAGCCTTTCCATGTAATTCACTTATAATTTAAATTAATCGGGATGATCTAATAGGTAATCGATCATCTCAGCTGCTGGAATCTGCCAGCCGTTATGGGTATTCACATAATCAATGAAGCCACCCTGTTCAATGTCCAAATCATGACGATGCTTGGTTAAATATCGTGAGGCTCGTTCGGTTGATTTAGTTCCGTATTTATACTTGGCCAAATCTTTAAGCTTCCAAGTACGAATACCACGTTGTGCTTGCTTCCAGGCTTGGAACTTCTCGTATTCTTCTTCGCTAATGAATTGGAATCCCTTTGGAGCCTCATGCCGAATCAATATCGTATCTGACATGTTCGCACCTCCTAATATGAAACTGACATAAGTTGGCTAGCTTGCTCGTTATACTCGGCCGTTACTGCTCGAAATTCAGCATCTAGTGCTTTATCGCTTAGTGCCTCAAACATTACTCTTGGTGTTTCTGGTTTAACCTTTGCTAGTGCATTGATTAATGTAGTTCGTGATAGATGTGTCATTTTGTTTCCTCCGTTCTTTGAAAATTAAATATTTGCTTTTAGTAACTCGAATATTCGACGCGCTTCATCAATGTTGCTCTCGTTAATTTGATAAACATTAGACACACCTAAATGGAACCTTTGGACCATTTCGTGCAACTTCTCTTGCATAACTTCCATTACTCGGTCACCTCCACTGATAATTCATCTGTGGAAACTCCCAATGCACGGGCAAGCTTTTTCGCCGTCTCGTATGTCAAATTAGTACCTGACTCAATTGCGCTGATCGTCGTTTGCGGTACTCCACTTTTATCAGCTAGTGCTGATTGGCTGAGTCCCAGTTTCTGCCGCAATTCTCGAATCCTTAATGTGTAAGTCATTTGGTATCTCCTTTCCAGCCACTAATATATTGGTAACTTGGCCATATAATAACTAATATATCGTTACATGTCAACAATATATTGGTAAATATTTTTGTTATTTACTTTAGAATGAACTTAACAATATATCGTTAGGAGCTCATAACATGAAAACCGATGGAGAATTTGTTTCCGAACATTTAATGGAATTAATAACTCAACAGAACTTAACTATTAATCGTGTTGCAACATTAGCTGGGCTGAACCAGTCGACTGTAAACGCGATGTTTGAAGGGAGAAGTAAGCGTCCAACAATTACTACAATCCGTAAGGTATGTGGCACCCTCGGTATCAGCGTTCACGACTTCTTCGACTTCCCACCTTACAACGAGGTGGAAAAATAATTTCCATAGACTTCTCACTTAAAAAGGTGGTTAAAAAATGTTAACAGCTACGATTCATTTTTTAGATGGTGAAACACTAACGCTAAACGTACATGACTTTGTTTGGGGTATTCGCACTGCGCCAATTAATGATCGTCCTAAAAAAATTTCTAAAAAGAACTGGGAAAAGATAACGTACGATTTTCCTAACAAAGACGAAATTAATGGTCCGTTTGAACTGAACGAACATATTAAGCTAGGATTAGTGCCAAGTATCACCAAACTTCTAAACAACTACACTTTCTTTTTCACTGATGATGACCCTGGCACCGTGTTTGCCAGCTCCAAAGTGGTAAAGATTGTCAGTCATTAACGTTCAATCCGAAGAGTTGCTATTTGCGATAGCGGCTCTTTTACTTTTCATTGGCTTCATTTTGTCATCTCCTTATTTACTCGTATTGTGTACTTTATCTTCAAAAAAATAAGTCCATTTAACACGTTTTTTTTTCGATATATCGTTCATTCTTACAGCCATTTTCTTAGCTCTACCAACACTTGGTGTTCTATGCCCTTGTTCGTAAGACGCTAAAGTTGTCTCTGGCATACCGAGAAATTCAGCAGCTTTTTTTTGCGTTAGTCCGTTGATGTCTCTCCACTCTTTTAACCAATGACGCATGTTAACACCTCCTAACTAAGTAATACGTTTCGCGTACCTTTGATACTTATTAATATAATACAATTCGCGTACTTAGTCAACAAAAAGTACTCTAAACGAGTATTTTTTATATTTCTGTACAAAATACGCATTATGCGTAGTAATCTTATAATTAATTGAAGGAGGCCTATCAATGTTTGCTGAACGCCTTAAAGAATTACGAAAAAGAGAAGCTGGTCTAACGCAAGAGAGATTAGCAATGCAATTAGGCATGGCCAAAACAACACTGGCTTCCTATGAACAAGGAAAACGACAGCCCGATCTTGAAACACTTTCTAAAATTGCAGATCGTTTTTCCGTGACAACTGACTACTTGCTTGGAAAAAATGGCACGCCAAAATGGGCAACCAAGAAAGATACCATTGACCTGAAGGATTTTCTTGAAGCAAATGAGGGTTCGATGACCTATGGGGGTGAAGATCTTACTGAAGAAGAAAAACAACAAGTGCGTGTGGCAATGGCAACAATATTCTGGAAACGCCACAAGCATGATTAGGAGTTGTACTTATGGATAGAGTAAAAGATATCGTTAAAACTATTGTCAATCGTTATCACACAGCGGACCCGTTTTTAATTGCGGAAAAGCTTAACATACAAGTGGAATGGTGTGATTTTGGGGCAATGCCTCTGGGTAAAAATGCTTATGACAACCAAGAGCCTATCATACTACTCAATAATTCTATTAAACACACTCCTACACAGTATTTCATACTCGGTCACGAACTAGGACACGTTATATTCCATGAGGGGCTGATTGGGTACTACACTTCCGTTAAACATGGACATTCTAAGTTTGAACGTGAAGCTGATGAATTTTCAGTTGGATTGATGGGAATGCTTTTTATTGAGGAAAATGGCCATATTCCCTATTCATACAGAGAACTGTCCTATCAATACGGGGTACCATTCGACGGAGATTAATATCAATTAATTTGGAGGAATTTTCATGTCACTAGGTGACTTATTCAGAATAAGCGAATTTAAAAATACTATTCAAAAATCAAAAGTGGAAATTGTTCAATTAGAGGAAACCATTGATAAGCTGAAAAAACAGAACAACATCAAGCTATCATTACAGCAAATGAAGCCTGAACAACTTGACCAACTCATTAATTCTAAACACAAAACACTTGATGAATTAGACAAACAGATTGATCTCGCTGACAAAAAGCGTATCAATGCACTATCTGAAATTGAGAAACAGTCTGACATGCTTAACGAAATAAAAGCCGACATTAGTGACCTTTCTCCTGATTTAGAAATGAGTTCATATGGTCTGTATCAACCGCAATATGACTTTTCTGATTCCTTAGGCTACAAGGACAGATTGCAAGAAATCCGTGATCAACAAAAAAATCTAATCAAAAATAAAGCTGCTTGTATTTTTAACAATCATTGGCAAGTCAACGGAAGCATAGTACAAGGAAGAAAGATGAATCGTAATAATATAAAGGCCATCCTTCGTAGCTTTAATAACGAATGTACAGATGCTATCAACAAAGTATCATATTCAAATTTTGATCGCATCAAAACAAGGATCATTCGCTCATTCAATCAACACAATAAAATGTATGAAGTTGTTGAAATCAGCATGGTCAACAATTACTTACAGCTCAAATTGAAAGAACTTCATCTAGCTTTTGAGTACCGACAAAAAGTTCAAGAAGAAAAAGATAAGCTTCGTGAACAGCGAGCACGGGAAAAAGAAGAAAAAGCTTTGCAACGGGAAATTAAAGCTCAACAAAAAATGCTTAATAAACAGATCGATCATTACTCAAAAGCAATTCAAGAACTTCAAGAAAGACAAACTGAAGATCCTCGCAACGAGGGATTAATAGCCGAAATTGAAAAATTAAAGCAAAAACTAACACAATATGAAGATAAAAAGGCAGCGGTGGATTATCGAGAAGAAAACGCAACCGCCGGATATGTTTATATCATCTCTAATGTTGGGTCGTTTGGTAAAAATGTCTTCAAAATTGGTGTAACCCGCCGCTTAGATCCAATGGATCGTATCAACGAGCTCGGAAGTGCTTCGGTTCCATTTAAATTTGACGTACATGCATTAATATTTAGCGAAAACGCATACCAATTAGAATCTGAACTACACCAGCGTTTTTCACAAAAGCGTGTCAATATGGTGAACAACCGTAAAGAGTATTTTCACATTTCTATAAACGAAATTGAAGATGAATTAAAAAAATACAGCAATTTGACTGTGGATTTCAAAGAAGCTCCTGAGGCCGAAGAGTATCGAGAGAGTTTGGCTATTAGCACAGAAGCAAAGCAATAATGTTATTGAAATTGGAATTGGGGAATAAATTATATTGGAGGAAACATTAATGAAAAAATACAGTGTTTTATTACTAGCTGGAATAACCGCATTGTCGCTCACCGCATGTGGAAATAATAATAGTTCTAAAACTAATTCCGTTAATAGCTCCAAGGCAGAAAAAGTTTCATCAACAAAATCTACTGATCCGTCAAATGACAAATGGACGTTTAAAGATAATGTTTTCTCAGCCGGAATTGAAACTTATAAATTTACGAAATCGGAAATCCGTGATGGCAGCGAAGACGGAACTAAAATTTTAGTTCTCTATTGTGACGTTACTAACAACTCTAAAAAGGAACAGGATCCTTCAAATATCTATACTGTAGTAAATGCTTATCAAAAAACAGATACAGCAAACAAACAACTCTTGCCCGGCACACCCAAATATGACGATAACGGTAATAATCCAATACAAAAATACGAAGATGGCCTAAATGATAAATTGTTGCCAGGAAAAACAACGCAGGCGGCGGTTATGTTCAAGTTAGAGAACAAAAATGATGTAACGGTCAAATTCAATAACGCCAATTTCCAAACTATTGGGACAAAAACATATTCTGTAAATTAAAATATTGGCTTGATTCTAACCTTAATAAACCATGTAAAGACTGGAGAATTTGTTATGAAAAAGATGAGTATTGGTTTTGTAGCCATTATAGCTATAATTTTCACACTGGCTGGTTGTGGAAACAAAAAGCCTGATTATACTGCTTCAACAGCAGAATCAGCATTAAATGCTAATAAAGATATTGAGGGAAAAACCGTTCAATTCAAGGTCAATAAAGTTGTTCCAAATAGCGCATTTGGTTATAACCTTGAAACTGGCAAGCACTTGAATTTCGTAAGTTCTGAAAATGCCAAGGTGAATAAAGGTGAAACAGTTACGGTAAAAGTTAAGAAGGCTAGCTCATCTGTGGGTTCTTGGGTTATATCATACACAAATCTCAAAAAAGATTAACTAAAAATAGCTATAACAACCTATAGGCCAGATAGGAAGTCGATAAAAGCTAGGGGTCGGGACTACTTATAGTTCGGGGAATTATTGTTATTGGGGAATAACATATTTTGGAGGGATTACTTTGGATATATTTTTTACATTTATGTTTCTTGTATCTTTAATTGCGTTAGCTTACTTTTCAATTCGTGGGGGAATTCATCATTTCACAAAAACAGGTGTTAATCGTCCATACAAAAAATACACCTTAATCTCAGTAGGACTAACAATCCTATTCTTAGCATTAACGGCTTGGGCCGCTCCTTCTGGCACAGCAAGATCGAGTGCATCACAGTCAGATACAGTCTCAAGTAGCAAAGCGAAGAAAAGTTCAGCAAAAGATGCATCAAAAAGAAAGTCTAGCATCAGCAAAGCTAACTCTATAAAAGAAAAGGAGTCATCTGAGAGCGCCCTATCGAGTAGCAAAGAAGAATCTGCAAGTATTGCTGCCTCCAAGTCTGAATCCAAAGAAAATTCAGAGAGTATGGCTAGTTCTGAATTCGAAGCAAGCAAAAAGCAGTCTGAGGCAGAAAGCTCTTCAATAGCTAAAGCCAGTTCAGAATCATTAGCTGCTAGCACGTCATCCGCTAAAAAAGCGAGCGAAACAAGTACTACAGACAATGCTTCTTATACACAGAACGGTGAGTGGACTACTGCTGCTTCTGGCATGGTTTTTGTTTCAGACTCCAATAAGTACTACACCAGCGTTAAGAATCCAGGTAATTACCAATATATGACCCAGAGCGCTGCTGATAATTCCGGCGCCAAGCCAGCACCACGGGGCAATCAATACGCAAGACCCTAACAGGTCCAAGCCCTCGTTAGGGCTTTCACGCGAGCGTAGTTCAACGGTAGAACGGTTATTTACACGCTTCTCACAGGTCTCAAGTCCTATATTTATGCAAGTTCGACTCCTGCCGCTCGCATTAACATAAAAAATACATTCTCCCTCACCACGAAAGAGAATGTACCTCAAGGGGCATGTACGAAACATGCTTAAAAACATTATAGATCTTAAAATCGTATTTGCAAGTTTTTTTGCGAGCGTAGTTCAACGGTAGAATGGTTCCTTTAATTCAAATATAGCCTACCTTCCAATGCAGGTTCGACTCCTGCCGCTCGCATAGAGGTTCTTAACTCAATCAAACATAGGAGAATCACCAATGTTCAATTCTTTAACTTATTTTTTAAAAAGCCTGTCCTCCATTAAATGGAGCACTGAGCTATTATTTGTGGCAATTATATCAGTATTAGTTGCATATTTTCTCTATAAAAAGCTTCATCACTAATTGATTACAAACGTGGGTGTAGTTCAACGGCAGAACGGCAACTTCTTATGGGATACCCTTCCCTTATTTCTTATTGCCATGCGGGTTCAACTCCTGCCACTCACATTGACCAGTCAGGATGTCATTAAAAGCTAGAATATATTTTCAGGAGGATATTTAATTGATTCAAGAATTCAAAGAATTTATCTCACGTGGTAATGTAATGGATTTAGCAGTCGGCGTTATTATTGGGGCTGCATTTACTGCTATCGTTAAATCATTGGTTAATAATTTAATAAATCCACTAATAGGTGTTTTTTTAGGGCAAATTGATTTCTCTAGCCTTGTTTTAAAAGTTGGCAATGCTACTTTTAAATACGGTTCCTTTATTAATTCTGTCATTAATTTTTTGATTATTGCATTTGTGGTATTTTTACTAGTCAAAATGATTAATAAAATTATGCCTAAGAAGGAGGAGGTCGAAGCCGATCCCATTCCAACAGCCGAGGAAAAATATCTTTCAGAAATTGTATCATTATTAAAGCAACAGAAAAAATAATTGCAGTAAGAAATCAGGTGTCATTTATGGAAAAATCAGAAGATTTATCTACTAATGATTGGAAACAAGCACAGTCTGCCGTCTTCAAAGAGTACGAAGATTTTATTAAAAGAGTTCAAGAAAATGGTGTAGACTACGCTATTCAGCATGCAAGACGTTTAATAAATTACCAAAAATTAGTTACCGAATGGCAACATAAAACAAATATTTTAATGGACGATCTATCTAATAACCCCGTCGCTTTAAGTGTTTTTAAAGACTTAGAAGAAGGAAACGAAAGTCATGTTTTGAGTAGAGCTTACGAGATTATGAAAATGTGGCCAGAGTTCAACCCAGAACCATTAACCATTTGGCTAGAGCTCATCGAAGACTCAGATGATGAATAATAAAACTAAATGTCAAAGGAAGAATTTCAAATGAAGATTATCAACGTCGCATTGCATGTTAAACCAGAACTCAAAAAAGAATATGAAGATTTCATTCATGAACTTGTTATTAATTCAGCACAAGAAGCTGGTAATGAATTCTATGGACATTTCAAAAAGTTAGACAGTGATAATGATTACGAAATTATCGAACACTGGAAAGATCAAGAAGCCGTGGATTTACATAATGACACCCCTCATTTCCAGAAATTTTTAGCACACGTCAGTGACTATCTAACTTCAGAACCAGAAATTACCAGAATGGATTATTAGTTTTCTCGCTTTGCAATTAAGTGAAAAATAGCACTTATTTGCAAAGCTTCCGGACCTTTAGCTCAGTTGGTTAGAGCAGACGGCTCATAACCGTCCGGTCGTTGGTTCGAGCCCAACAAGGTCCATTCACGCGAGTGTAGTTTAGTGGTAAAACGACAGCCTTCCAAGCTGTAGTCGCGGGTCCGATTCCCGTTACTCGCTTTGTTAAATTAATTGACAATTTTATTCAGATACTCTATCATGAACGTAAGTTGAAATGCCTGTATCCTTATTCAGGTCGTAAAAACACCTCATGATAGTTATTACTATTGTGGGGTGTTTTTCGTGGGACAAAAAAAGAAAGTTGAATTTCACACTTATCGCTACATGTTGAATAAACTACGTGATAAAGATTTAATCTTGGATAGCGATTTTCTTTCCATAGAGATTCTAAAATCAAGAGGATATTATAATCTAATTAATCGGTATAAATCAGAATTTTCAAAAGAGGATAATTTACACTTTGAAGAGAATGTCCATATTACAGATTTATATTACTATCACAGAGTTGAAGATGATCTTCGAAACATACTGTTTAAATTCACAATTAATTTTGAGCAAATATTTAAAGAATCTATGGCCTATATAATATCCAAAGATATTGGTGTAGAAACAGATCAATACTTAGACTTTTCAAATTATAGAAATTATACTAAAGCCAGAAAAATCACAAAATTCATTTCTCATCAAATGGAGAAATGCACTGTTAATCCGACACTCTATTACAAAAAGGAATATGGTGATGTCCCCCCTTGGATTCTATTGAACAACCTAACTATGGGACAAACAAGAATGTACTTTTCAATATTCCCTCTCAAATTAACAACATACGTTGTTGAACAACTACTACCAATGCAGGACGCCATGCCTTCTGCCCATAAAAATTTATCTGATTTTGTCTTTAATGAGGTGCTCCGTTATCGCCCAACAGACAACTTGAACGAAGCCGATTTCGAAAAGCTTGAAGAACGATCAAAAATGGAAATGATTGAACTTACTCGCGATATGATTTCCATTATCGTAGATTTTAGAAATAATCTCGCCCATGGGAGTCGCCTAATTCACTTTACTTCCAGACAAAGCCTTAATCATGATGCACTTCGTATATTTGCTAGTAATAAAGTATTTTCAGATTCAGAGTTTTATAGCCAAGGAATTGGTAAAAATGACCTTTTTTCTTTTATCATTTCCCTAATTATACTGATGGACAAATTTGATTCCCTTTATTTAATTGATCAATTAGACGCGTGGCAAAAAAACAATACTAGAACTCAATTATCAAAACAAGCATTCTATCACTTTTAAAAAAGTTGCAACTTAGCGCCTGATTTTATTTCTAGACTCAAAAAAATCACCATTGATAAAACAGGTAAGCAGCAAAATGAAGAATTTAACAGACGATTTGATCTTTAGTATTACAAAAGCCCTCATATGGGCTTTTATTTAAAAGCAGAAAAGAACATACGTTTGGAAATACCAAGCTATTGTTATTTCCAGTTAGGAGCAACCAATGTCAATTACAAAACTAGATAACGGTAAATGGCAAGCCCGTATTAGCTATAAGAAGCCAGATGGGTCTTATGGATCTATCACTCATTCAGAGCGTCGCAAAACCGACGCCAAGGACTGGGAAACTAAAACCAAGAATGCTCTGCTGGAAGGTGCCGACTTATCACGTAGCACCGAGAGTCTAAAGCATTACTTTCTTGATTGGATCAGAATATACAAAACTGACGGCGTATCGCGTCATACTCACGAGCTGTATATGGGCAACTGGCGTCACGTCTCTGCATATTTTAAGGATAAACCTATGAGCGCAATTAAACGTCCAGATTACCAGAAGTTTCTGAATGAATTTGGCCGCAGTCATGGAATTGCCACATCTCACAAGCTTCATCAACAAGTACACACTGCAATCAAGGACGCCGTAGCTGATGGTATTCTAAAACGAGACTTTGCTTACAAGGCACATGTCACTGGACGCCCTCCCAAGCCCGTAGAGGAAAAGTATTTGACGTTGTCCGATTATAAGAAGCTGCGTAAATACCTCATTAACACAGCCGATTATGATCACATGACTATGCTAATGATGCTGTTTCAACTAGAAACTGGAACTAGGTTCGAGGAAGCTGCTGGCCTAACGTGGGATAATTTGGATTTGAATAATGGAATAGTTCACATTAAACAGCAATGGGACGCCCGTAGACAGACTTTTCGTCCAACTAAGGGAAATGGGCAGGCCGATGGAGATATAACCATAGGACCCGCCTACTGTCGTTTTATGAGGAGCTATCGTAATACGCAGAAAGATTATTTAGAATTACACGAAATGAAGAATCCTAAGAACCTCGTATTTTGGTCTAAACTAGGAAAAATCGTGGGCAATGGGAATGCAAACGAAGAGCTAGGACGTATTTGTAACCGTCTAAAGATCAACAAAGTTACAACACACGCCATGAGGCACACACACGCTTCGATTCTTATCTTAAATCATGAGTCCCTTCCCTATGTTCAACATCGCCTTCGACATCAAAAACTAGAAACGACCGTTAACACCTACGTCCATCTTATTGAAGAAGAAAACGGCGTGTCAGATAAGAAGGCTACCGAGCTAATGGACGAAGGATTTTAA